TTATAAAATATACTCATGATAAGAAATAATTAAATGCATCCTGTTCGTTTTTTAAATCTTGTTGAAAAGAAAAATTAAGCTGTTGTTGTAAAGTATTCAAAGACTCTAATATCTGTCTTTGATTTTCTACATCATACTCAGGCTTTGGTTCAGGTATATAGTTTGTTACTTTAGCCATTAGCCTGTCAGTATTTCGTTTAACAACTCTTGTTGTCTATTTTGTCTTTGTTCTTTGTTTTCTATAGATTGGTCTAAATTAGTATCTTCNGTATTAAGAACATTTTCTAATATATTTTTTTGTTGATCATAACTAGCATCNGCTATTAACTGAGGACCAAATGCNGGGTCATCAAATCCTACATCAATAGTTTCAATACCTTCTTTAATACCTGTGTTAACTCCCATTGGTGCAACTGTACCGTAGTTAAATCTATTTATATCAGGTTGAGCTAAACTTTTTAAATAACTTGTTGCAAACTGTGGCATCTCTGGATTCATTGTTACATCTCTTGCAATAGCTCTACTTGTAGGAGTGCTTCCAACTCCAGGCATTTCACCAGTGTACCCTAATTTTTCTAAATTTGATAAAGTCATTTCAGTAATAGGGGCTTCTCTATTTAATATATTATCTATTCTACTTTGGTTAATTCTATCTTGTCTAGCCTTTTCATACTCTGCTTGTGTTCTAGGAGTTCCATCAGGGTTGTAACCTCTGAGGTCTTGTGCTTTATCTGATAAAAAATCTACACTTCTTGTAAACAAACCAAGAGCTGGATTAATTAATGACATAAGACCACTTAATAAACTCATGCCAAACTTANTTTTTGTTCCTACTCTTGGACCATATTGTTTTTGTAAAGCTTTTACTCGATCTTTAACAGCTTGTGTTTCATTTAAACGTTCTCTTGCTCCCGCAGCAATAGCTCCTGCACGAAAACCAGCTAAGTCTTTTGCACTCATACCTTTGACTGCTTTACCAGTTTCTGCTGCACTTACATCTGCACCAGAATAACCACCAACTGGACCATCTTTATCACCTGCACTATCTAAAGACATGATACCTCCAGGGCCTTCATTAGGTCCCTTTTTTAATGACCCATGTATATCTTTTTTTAATAATAAATCTTTTTCTGCTTTTGTAATATAGGCTAATTCTGTAGCTGGTTTATCTGGACCAGATTTCCATTTTACCGGAACATCAGAAACAGTTTTTTGTTTACCAAGATAGTTTCTAACACCACCTTGCATGTCATATTTTATTTTTTTATCTATACTCATTATCTTCTTCCGTCCGGTTGTGCATCAAGTCTAAAGGTGCCGTATCTCCAAGATTCACCTGTAGATGTATTAGCTATTTGAATGGCCACTAATCGACCTCTAGCTCTTGTATCTATTTTATCAGTAGTTGACGTTATTGTAAAGGGGCCTAATGGCGAACCAACAGGAGCATTGTCAGGATAATCATTTAAAAACAATGTAACTGTAGAATTACCACGTAAATATTTAAAGTCGGGTATAAATCTTTTAACTGACATAAAGAACTCTCCATCACCTCTATAATCAACAACTCCTGTAGCCTGACCCAAGGCGCTTCTTCTAGATGTAATATCCCAGTCTCCAGACTTAATAAATGCATTAATCGATGTAGTACCAGAACTATTTACTTGGTCATCACCCACTTCGTGAGCGTAATAAATAGAAGCTCCGTATAAATTAGTTATGCCACTAATAGCTGCAAAAACAGGGGTATCCGTAGAGTTATAGTCTGTTGCATATGGAACACTATATACTCCTTGATCTTGATAAGTCGATCTATCTAAAGATGATGTTGTAAATATATTTTCTGAATAATTATAAGTTACGCATCTATCAATTTGTTCAGACCCTGATTTAGGATAGAACCAATTAATTTCTGTAAATAAAGCATTAGGTGATGAGTACACAATATCTGCTGCACCATAATTAATNCCTAAATTATCTCCATCTGTTCCAAATACAAAATCTTCAACTAAACATGGTAATGATTTTACTGTACCATCAAATACAAAAAATCCACCTTCAGCTGACATCCACCACACAGCTCCGTTTGCATAAGACACAGCATGTTGACCTATACATCCACAGTTTGTACCCACTTGTCTTACAGAGAAAGTAAACGGTGGACCAACAAATTGAATAACATAAGCTGCTTGATCTGTTAAACAGAACACATAATCTTTACCTTGAATAGCAGCTACAATTTTATTACCTGTATCTAATCTAAAGGTCCCAGCTGTATTGGTTGCTGTTGGAGCATAGGTATTTAAATCTTCTTGATTAGAGAATCTTACGAACATTGGATCTTGTGTAGTAGAATCTCCGATGGTTGTTTCAGTTCCAAAATGAAATAAGTGTCTGTCCCTATCAGATACTAGAGTTAATCTGCTGGCTGTAGGATTGTTTGTGGTGTTGAAATTAGTAGTGGTCGTAGAGGCTCGATTTCCTCTAGGCGCTGAAGCTCCAGCATCCCAAGTAAAAGTTTTACCATTAAATATTGTTGCAACTAATACTTCTCCAAAGTTATCAAGGCTCCAGTTTCCTGGATCCAGAATCACGTTACTTACTGTTCTAGCCGTTCCCCATGTTCCTGTGTTCCATTGATAAGTTCCCCATCCATAACCTAGAGTTTGAAAAGTTGGTCCTACAACTACGTAAGGTTTTACAGTTGCTGATCCAGTGCCTGAGCCTCCAGGGTTAACTGCTACAGTAGGTGCTGTAATTTTAAAAGTATTTGTAGTTACATCTCTGATTTCAAAAGCTCCATCTGTAAAAGTAGTAGCCGATGTAAATCCATTTGGTATGACAGACATACTATTAAAAGTTATATATCGACCAGCGCTTAATCCATGACCCGCTAAATTAACTGTGCATANGGCAGATCCTTGCACTGTATCAAATGTAGCTGTTCCAGATATTTGAGAATCTAAAGGAGTNATGTCAAAAAAAGCTCCTTCGTAATATAAAAATAAACCTTGAGAGGTTCCAATAGCTACATATTTTTCACCTTGGAAACTTGTAAAAGCATGTTGTCTTCTAGCGGCTCCAGGTAAAGTTTCTTGAGCTACTGTTAACTGTTCCCAGCCACCTATTTTCTCTGGTAGTCCATATCTAAATCTAACGAAATCACCATCTACCCACTGGCCTTCGGCTCCTGAGTCTGTTGCTTGTTTGTTGAATCCTGGTTTAAAGTTAAGTTTTTGTAACATAACCTAGTATTATATAGGGTTTTTATTATTTTGGTAGTATTATATTCCACTCTAACTTAGATAGCAAATCTTGTAAATAGACATCTTTTAGATCTTTATTTTTTAAATACTGATGTAATTCTTCTACATCCACAATAATATACTGATCTTTAATATCAAAGACCATTTTATCTGCCCTAGTTTTAAAACTACCTATTTTAGCATTATCTTTAATAGGCCTCAAATCAAATTTTAATTTTTGATTTAATCTATTTTTAAGCACACCTTCTACATCCCAAATCTCTTTTTTTCTTTGAGTTGAAGTTGGGTAATTAATATCAGTTAAATTTTGTAAAAATTTATTATGCATTTATTTTACTAATATTAAATGCAATAGAAATTCTATCTTCTTTTTTATTTAAATTTGGGTCTACTGAATGTTTTAACCAACTAGGAAATAAAAATAAATCACCCTCTTCAACATCCATTTTCCAAATAGAACTATTCTGTTGAGTAAATTCTTTAGTACAATGAGCCCATAGATAATCAATGCCTTCACTTGCAGGGTTATAAAAACATATCCTACCAGATTCTGCTGGAATTTTTAAATAGTATACTCCTGAGATTACAGAACCTCCATGAATNTGAGGTACATTATAATCTTTATATCTATTAATATTTCCCCACATCTCTTTAATAATAAATTGTTCACCATGTAATGGAATACTATTTACATATTTAACAAAATTTATTTCTATTTGTTTAGATAATTCTAAAAAAAGTTTTTGATTTAAATCAAAATCAAAAGACTGCCAACCTGTAGGATTACTTATTTTTCTACCTTTTTTATCTTGTTTTTTTAATTTTAATAAATAATCAATTAAAGGTTTATTTTTAATATTTAATTTTTCTTTGTATATGTTTATGTGAAATATGGTGTTCATTTTACTTTAATAAGNTCAAAAGCTATTGAATATCTATTTTCAAATAAATGNCAAGGNACAGAATGAGTTAAATTACTATCAAAAATTAATGCAGAATTTTGTAAACCTTTGCTTATTTCTAATTTAAGTCCTTCTTTTTTAAACATAGTTCCTATGTTTGATTTATTTTTTAAATAGTAAACCATACTTTTATTACAATCAACATGGTTATGCCAACAAATATAATCTCCATTACTAAAATTAGCCCAACATTTTTGTATTTGATAACCCTTTGTAATATGTTTTGTTTTATCTATTAATGTTTTTAATTCTTTATGTTTATGTAAATTAGGTAATGATTGTAAACCAGGAAAATCTGGACCTAAATTTTTTACGGTTGTCTTTACAAATTTTAAAATCTTTAATCTTTCTTTTTCTAATAAAATATTTTTGTAAACTTTCATTTTTCTTTGATATTCATTTGATTATATTTTTCTTTAAAACCTAATTTTCCTTTTATAAAGTAACTTGCTCCTAACATAATTCTTGTTTCAGGTCCTTTATGTTCTCCAGACTTATGGTTTATATTAGCAGGGAATATAATTAAGTCTCCTGTAGTAACTGGTATTTTACATATTGAAGAATTAAAATAATTAT